ATAATCAACAGAACAAGAAACAAAGAATATCAGAACTAATCGCTGAAATGAAAAAGGTAATCAGACATGCTGGTGATATGGCTGTAATTGGTCCAATCATAAAAGATTTAGTTGATACCTCAGTAAAGAACGATGATGCTCTAATCAAAATGGCAGCTATTGCTCAACGAATTATTGGTGCTCAACACAAAGCGGAAGGTGATAGTGGATTCTTATCTGATGAAGAAAAAGAACAGCTTTTAAAAGAATTAGAAACTACAAGTAAAGAGGTTCTTGATGAGCAAGAACACAAAGTAGATGAACTTACTAATGAAATAGAAGAACTTAAACAGAAAGTTAATAAATAATGTCTAAAAGAAGAGCAGCATTAACATCTGTAATTAACGCATACGATGGTCAAAGTGAAATTGAATCATTTGATTATGGTGTGGTGGTTGGTGTTATTACAAACATTGATGATGAACGAATACCAAAACACTCGGCTGAATTTGATGATTATATAAGTGAACGAAGTGAATATGTTGGTGCCGTATTTGTAAAAACAGTATCAGACCCTGTAGCTAATATTGAAAATAGTAAACCCTACTATCCGCGAAATAGAAACAATATAATTTTACCAATTGTTGGTGAAACTGTACGAGTATTTAGAGGTGGTGGTGTAAGGGAATATGAACGAATTGCATCCAACCCCAATCTTAACTTAGGTAACTTTGCGAAAGATGCTGCAAAGAATCTTTTACCTAATGATGAAAAACCAAATAAATCTAAATCTAAAAATTATAAGGAAGTTTCACAGACCGGTACTTCCAATACAAGTGGAGCTGGTGCTGAAAAATTAAAAGATTACGGAGAATACTTTCAACCAGAAAGGGTTAATTCATTAAGATTATATGAGGGAGATACTTTAATTCAATCTCGATTTGGACAATCAATTCGTTTTTCTGCATACAATAATGAAGAAAATACTTTTTCACCAACTATCATTATTAGAAATCGAGAAAATGATTTAACCACCCAAGAAAAGACAGGATTTATTACTGAAGAAGATATCAACCGAGATGGTTCAATTATTGCAATAACTTCTGCAGATTATAAATTAGATTTCCAACCAGGAATTGTTGATGATAAAGGAAATACTGATTTCAAAACAACCCCAATAAATTTTAAACTACCGAAAGAATATACAGGTAATGACCAAATGTTGTTATCATCCGAAAGAATAGTTTTATCTGCAAAATCAGAAGAAATGATTTTCTTTTCGAAGGGAAATTATGGATTTATTTCTGATGGTAAGTTTACAATAGATAATGGGAATGGTGGTGCTGATTTAGATTTTGGTGATGATGTAACTATAACTACTGACCGAAACAATGGAGATTTTTCAGTTAATACTGGTACCGGTGAAATCAGATTAAATACAGATGAACTAGGAAACTCACCATCGCGAACTGGACCCGAAGACCCCACCGGTCAAAAAAGTTTAAGAAAAGAACCACTAGTTCGTGGTCAAGTTCTTGTAGATTTACTTAGTGAATTGATTGATGCAATCAACAAACAAGTGTATAATACCCCATCGGGTCCTACTGCGGTGGGTCCCACCAACCGTTCTGATTTTAATGATATTAAATCAAGATTGGAAGAAGCACTTTCTACATTAAACTATACGGAGTAATTTATGGGTTGGGATATTTTCAATAGTATGATGAAACCCTATATGGAAAATCCAAATGGAGTAAAATCTAAAGAAGATTTTGCAAAAAAGTTTACGGATGCTTATGATACTCAAGTAAAAATAGGAACTGTTTTATGTAAGGGGATTGGTGGTTCTCCGCTTCCACTTAAATCTGGTAATAAAGAAATAATGGAAAAATTAATGGTAGCTGCTTGTTCAATGGCATTAACCAAAAGCGATACGGGTAAGCATACTTTTCTAAAAGATGTTGGTTCTGCAGTAGTTGCATATTGGAGTACAGGATTATTACAATCAGTTCCACCAAGCATACCCGCAAGTGGTGCTGTTCAAAATATATCACTAACCAATGGTCAAGTTATGAACCCTGGTAAATGGCCAGAAACTCCACCTGAATTTCCAACTGACGATGTGGGTAATTTTTTAGATACATTTACTTTGTATGCAAATATACACTTACTATCTATTGAGTTTATGTGTCAAACTTCTTCACTATATCCTGGATTTCCACTTTCACCAATACTACCAGGTATTCTTCAAACAAAGGGTTATCAACTTAATTGACCCATAATTTTTTGAGAATATATTTATATTAAGATAAAACAAAACAATTTAAAATGGATTCAAAGAAATTAGCAAAACTAATTAAAGTAATTGTAGAGGCAGAAGTTGCTAAGAAACAAGAGCAATTCTTATCTAAAACCTTCCCTAAAATTTTAGAGGAAGAAGTAAATCGTAGAGTGAAAAAAGCACTCAACGAGGCGAAGGGAGGTGTATCTTCCTCGCCAGTTGTAGAACAAGAAATTGACCCGTTTGCTCAAGCAGAGGCTGTACTACAACAAGAACGAGTACAACAAGTTCAAGAACAAAGACAGTTCACAAGTAATCCCGTCTTAAATCAAGTTCTTAATCAAACACAACCATTCAGTGCAGAACAGAGAAAAGGTACACAAGGAAATAAATCAGTATTAGATTCATTCCAAACTCAACAACCACAAGTTCAAGAAAGTTATGATAAAACAGTATCTTTCAATAACCAAGGTGCACAGATGGGATTAGAAGGAATGAGAAGTCAAATGGCAGCTCAAATGGGATATGGAGATATGCCAGGAGTTGGTGGTGCAAAGAAAACAGGACTTGGAGTCCAAACGGGCTTACCGGGCTTAGATAGAATATTAAATAGAGATAACTCTGAATTAGTTAAAAAATTTAAAAGGTAATGGTTGAGGGATTAATTGTAATAGTAATGGGAGTTATAGTTGTTATTACAATTATTCAACATTATATAAAAGGAGAGTAGATAGTGGCATATATCATTGGTAAAAAAGTTATTAAAGATACCGAAGAAGAATTTGATTCTTACGCGTATGGAATAACTTTACCTGTTAAAAGAGGAAATACTGGTTTCTTTGAACAGGCGTTTACCTCGTTTGAGCAAGCTAAATCTAATCTTAAAAATTTGTTATTAACTAAGAAAGGTGAAAGAATAATGCAGCCAGAATTTGGTTCTGGTTTACATTCTTTATTGTTCGAACAATTGGATAATAATTTAGAACAAAAATTAGAAGAAACTATTGTAGAATCTGTAAATTTTTGGTTACCCTATATTACTATTGATGAAATCGATGTTGAAATGACAGATGAGATGAAAGATAGACATGAGGCTAAAATGAAAATTGGTTTTAGAGTTGGTAATCAAATTGAAACTCAAGAGGTAACATTTACAATACAGGAGTAAAATAAATGGCGTTAAACACAACAAATAAAAAAAACAATGGTAGAAAGATAAACTACCTAAACAAAGATTTTTCTCAGTTCAGACAAAATCTAATTCAGTACGCCAAAACTTATTTTCCACAAACCTATTCGGATTTTAACGAGTCATCGCCTGGTATGATGTTTATGGAAATGGCAGCTTACTTAGGAGATGTTCTTGGATATTATATTGATGATACTTTAAAAGAATCACTAATAACAACCGCAGAAGACCCCAATAATGTTTTAAACCTTTCAACTTTTTTAGGATATAAACCAAAGGTAACTTCACCTGCAATAACAAAGATATCAGTTTATCAATTAGTACCATCAAAATACAGAAGAAATTCTAGTAGTGGTGTTGATTATGAACCAGATTCAGATTACTATTTAAGAATCAAAGAAGGTATGTTAATTGAATCTAATAAAGGTGTAACTTTTAGAACAACTGAATTATTAGATTTTAACGATTCAACTGATAGAGAAACATCTATTTATGAAAGAGATACAAATGGTAAACCAACCTTATATTTGATAAAAAAATCTGTTACTGCTATTTCAGCAACAGTAAAGACAGTTACACAAGATTTTGGAACATCACCAAGACAATTTTCACAAATTAGAATTGCAGATACAAATGTAATAGATATTATTGATATACGAGATGAGTCTGGAAATAAATGGTATGAAGTTCCTTATCTTGCTCAAGAAATGGTTTATGTAGATTATCCTAATACTGAAAAGAATGATAAAGATTTAGCACAATTCAAAGATTCCGTACCAAATATTTTAAAACTAATTAAAACTTCTAGAAGATTTGTTAAATCAATAAATGAAAACCAAGAAACTATTATAACATTTGGTGGTGGTAATTCAACATCTTCAGATGAACAACTTATACCAAATTTAAAAAATGTTGGCTTAGGATTACAATCTTCTATCAATCGTTTAGGAGAATCATTTGACCCCGCGAACTTTTTAAAAACCAAAACGTATGGACAGGCACCAACGGGTACTTTTACTGTTGAATATTTAGTTGGTGGTGGTGTAAGTTCTAATATTGAAAAAAATACTTTAACACAAATTCAAGCAATTGCATTCGATGATGACACTAGTTCTTTTACTCCTGCTGAATTGAGATTATATAACTTTTGTAGAGACTCTGTTGCAGTTGATAATGAAGAACCAGCAACAGGTGGTAGAGGTGCAGAGACGATTAGCGAAATAAGACAAAATGCACTTGCAAACTTTAGTTCTCAAAATAGAGCAGTAACTCGTAAAGATTATCAAGTTCGTGCATTATCAGTTCCAACAAAATATGGTGGTGTTGCCAAGGCATACTGTTCACAAGATGGAGAACTTGATAATAATTCGCCGAGTTCAATTTTATCTGACCCGAATACCTTACAACAATTTACTGATTTAGTTTCTTCTTTAAAAGATAGAAACCTTAGTGAAATGGAAATTAGAAAAGAAGTAGAAACTTTTTTAAGTGGTAAACAAACCAATTCTAAAGAGAAGAATAATCCATTTGCAATTAATCTTTACTTACTTGGGTATGATTCAAACAAAAAATTAAAAGGACTAAATCGTGCTATTAAGGAAAATGTAAAAACATATTTAAATGAATTTAGAATGTTGACAGATGGTGTTAATATTCTAGATGGATTTGTTATTAATATTGGTGTTGATTTTGAAATTAGAGTTTATAATGGATACAATAGTAGAGAAGTTTTAGTAAAATGTATTAAAGAAATACAAAACTACTTTAATATTGATAATTGGACATTTAATATGCCAATAAACATTTCGGAGTTGGAACTTTTAATTGCAGGAGTAGAAGGTGTTCAATCAGTACCTAATTGTGAAATTGTAAACAAATGTCAAGGTAGTTATTCAAATGTATCTTATAATATTTCCGATGCTACTAAAAATAAAATGGTTTACCCATCTTTAGACCCATCGGTGTTTGAAGTGAAGTATCCAAATAAAGACATAAAAGGGAGGGTTGTTTAATGTATTACTTTTTAACAGCATCCAAGGATGCATCAATCTACTTACAACAACCAACTCAAAATACTGGGTTAGATGAGATATTAGAAGTTTCTAAAACTTATTATGGAAACTTAAAAGATGTTGCACACTCTTTAATTAAATTTGAAACAACACCGCTTTCACAATCAATAGTAAGTGGTGATATAACAATGAGTTCTGCAGAACTAATTCTTAGAGAATGTGAATCCAGCGAGATTCCATTGGATTATACAATTTATGCATACCAAGTTTCTCAATCATGGGATATGGGAATTGGTACTCGTTTTGATGAAATTTCAACAGATGGTGTATCTTGGAACAAAAGAACAACTGATAATTGGTTATTAGGAGGATATACAACAGGTACTACTGGTTCATTTAATGGTAAAGGTGGAACTTGGTACACTGGTTCCGCTGCATCACAGTCATTCTCATATGAAACATCTGATATACAAATGGATGTATTAGAACCAATAAACTCTTGGTTAAGTGGTTCAATTCCAAACGAAGGTTGGATTATAAAACACTCATCTGCAGTAGAAAATAATACAACAGATTATGGTCAATTAAAATTCTTCTCAAAAGAAACAAATACCATATACCAGCCTAAAGTAAGAATTGGTTGGGATGATTCTTCTTTTGTAACCGGTTCTTTAACAGAACTTACCGCTGATGATATTCATGTAACATTCAAAAGATTAAAG